CTCTCCATATCTAATAATATATCCATACATTCTTTTTTAGATATATCTATTTTATCTTCCCTGCAATTCATAGCATTTTCAATATCACTAATGCACCATTTAATAGAGATTGAATTTTCTTTATTCATAACATCTTCATCATGATATATCTTGCCATTTTTTACTGTAGCTTTTTTAATTAAAACACCATCAACAAAGAATCTAAAGATTCTGTCTCCGTTATTATCTTTTTCTGTAGTTATGTACGTTTTTATAAAGTCGTGGCTATTATTAGAACTTGTGCCTACTTTAATAGTAGTTCTGGCATTATCTCTAACACCATAACTTCTATTAGTTGCGTAGCTATCATTATCAATTACATTCCATATTGGATACTGTCTACTCATGTTTTTCCCCTTATAAGTTTAAAACTATCATTACTGAAAAGATTGCTAACATTATTAACGTGAATACTGTTACTTTTTTCATGTTTATTTTCATTTCATTTTCTCCAAGATTTTTGCACAGGATTACTTCTGAATTGTTTGACAGTTAATTTAATTAACGTATCTGTTTCCTCTTCAGTAAACTTAATAGGTATAACTTTACCATTCTTATCCCTCTTTGTAGTCACTAAAGCTTTTTCTTCTACATGTTTTTCAAATTGTTCTTGTGTCCACTTCATCTGTATAAAATCCATGTAATTAGATTTCCTTTCTAGCTCTTTAATGGTTTCTAGCATTATCCATCTAGAATCTTCCCACCCTCTATTCTTATGGTCTTTAGGCTTGACTTTTTTAAGCCATTCAGTAAGATGTTTAATACGTTCATTTAAATCCTTGTCGGTCATTTCTTCTCCATTTTCTTTATAAATTCTATGATTTCTTTCTTCTTTTTTGGTTTGAATAACATTTCTATTCTAAATAGTCCGTTCTTTATCATATTATATAAATTCCAAAACTTATTTTTTAATGTTTTATGATTGAAGAGAAAAACTACTTTCCATTCAATTGGTTCAAACATAGAAGATTTATGTATATTTTCGCTAATTGTTACATATAGATAGTATTCTCGAGAATAAGAAAAAAAGATACATATTAATCTACTCGGAATTATTTTGATACTAAATTCGTAAAATTTAATATCTTTTAAATATCTCCAAGTAAAGAATCTATTTGTTTTTATATAATCTGACATATTAATCCTTATTTAATTGACACCTAAATGACCACAAAGCCCTAAACGTAGCAATCTATAGGATTCATTATGAACTTTCATTTTAGCTCTCCCTGTTGGATTGCTCTTATATTCAGATAGTAATTTCATGAATCTTTTATATTTTTTCATCTGTTGAATTTCTCCTGTAGTTTGTTTACTAAACCTTTCATGGTCTCTTCAGATTTGCTAGCTTTTTTTATCATGGCATTAGCTATGAAGTATCTTTTCCCAAAAAGTTTTTGTTTTCTATTGACACCAGAAACGAATCGATTAGCGGACTTGTTATCCCGAAATTTATTTAGAGGAGTCAAAGCAAAAGCATCCTCCTTGGTCAATTTTACTTCGACGAACTCCCCCTCAGTTTTAGTCCTAGTTTTTTGTATTGCTATCATATTGTTTCCTATGGTTTAATTAAGTATTCAATACTTTCATACTTAATATAAACCTAGGGAAACTGATAGCTTTACTACAAAACAAGTACTATATATCAAAATCTTAAGACTTGTCCCGAAATCATCTACGCGAAGGGTCTTGCGCGCGTATGTGTGCGCGTGTGTGCCTGCGCGCCTGCCTGTGTGTGCGCCTGCGTGCCTGTGCATGTGCGTATGTGTGCGCGTTACGCGTATGTGCGCGAGTGCGCGCGTGGGTGTGTGCGCATGTGTGGGCGTGTGCGTGTGGGTGCGTTGTTGGAGCATGTTTTTTTATGCAAGGGCATGTTTTTATAAGAAATTAAATATAAATTGATATTTTTCGAGGTATTACAAGAGATAGGGGATTAAGTTTTGTACTGGTGTATTGTTTAAAAGCTTAAATTGTATCCTTAGCGGTGTTTTCTTAGTCGGTGGGTATACTTTCCTTGCCTAGTGATAAAAAAAGCGTATTAAGGCTAATTTTAAGCAAAAAAAAACCCTAGAGAGGTTAGTCCCTAGGGTTTCTTGTTGGTTGGTACTGGTTATTGACTAAGGTTTTTTATAACAGATATACATCCATACAAGACCTATTATCAAAACCCATACTTCTATATAATTCATATGACCAAACCAGCTACCGCGTTTCTATCCTCAGGTAATACCCTGTTATATGCATCAGTTTCACAATCCCAGTTTGAACAGTCTTCATGCATTTCTAGTATAATTGCTTGCTGTTCCTCTTGCGCTATTTCCTTGGTTTCCTGTTCATCTTCTGCTAACCAGACTAAGTGCTTTTCATAACTCTCTATTGGTAAGTCTAAGCTAGGTAGTTCATCAATTGAAAATCCGAAGTCTAACTGGAAATCCTCTATAATTGCTCGCTGTTCTTGCTGTGCTAGCTTGGCATTAATAGTAGGGATTGAATCGTTAAGGCTAGGAGTTAGGTCTTGTGTAGGTCTTATTATTGTTGAGTTTGGCATTGTTTTGTCTTTCATTATTTATGTTAGGAATTATCGGCTTAATCGCCGTTGTATAATATAGGGAACGGCTACGAGGCGAAGGCAAGCACTCATTTTGTCGTTCGCGTTCGAGAAAATCGTGCTAGCTCGCAAAAATAAACAATGTTTCACGACGAGGGGAAAAAATGTTGGCTCAACGCGTTACGCGTAGGGCGAACCGAAATTGGGGGGCGCCCCGTCTATATATAGTACCCTCCATAAAAATTTTGTACAGTTTTTAACAATAGTGCTTTTTAAGGGTATTCTATAGGGTTGTTATGGCTACCCTAATGCCATCGCATTGCCACCGCATAGCATTACTTATAGCAGTAGCAATAAACCTTAGGTTTATAAGGATACATTAGATTTACTAAATAAAGGTTTACTACTAAGGTTTATAAACCTTAGGTTTAAACAATCAAAAACATGAAAGGATTTTAATTATGGCATACGAAGTAAAGGATATGACCGGTTCTATATTTACGAACCAAGGGAAAGAGAAAGAGAACCAACCCGATTTTACAGGAAGCTTTAGAATTAAAGGTGTTGACTATTCCGTTGCTGGTTGGAAGAAGACAGCAAAGACCGGTTTAGAATATACTAGTTATAAGATAGAGGACAAGCAGGATAGAACACCATTCTAAATGAAGGTAACATGTAAGGGGAAGGACTTTGAGCAATATGAATGCAATGAAATTAACTCTCTTGGAATTAAGGCAGTCGAAGACTGGCGTAACGCAGAGGTTGGTGATTGGATACGGACTAATGATGATAAGGTTGTTGAGGTTGTTGGAAAGCGTTTCAAAAAGTTTAAAGGCAAACGTAAACAAATTACTTTTATTCGCACAGGTTTTGGAGAAACCCCAACCTATTACGCAAAAGTCTATGCCAAGCGGCAAAAAGACTGGTCAGGAAACGACCTCGTCTATAAGCAATATGTTAGAAATGTCCCAGCAACTGTATTACAAAAACAATTTGCAGACTATATCTCTAAATTTGGAGAAATGGACAAGAACGGAAAGTTTGATTGTGCCTCCATCGTTGACGCGTACACAAACGCGTTTAGCGACAATAACCCTAAACAAGCGCTTAGGAGAGGTCTTAGAATTTTACGAAAAAAATATATCTCTGATAGGATTAGCATGAACATAAGGGAAACCTTATTAGAGCATGGAATGGATGACAATTGGATTGTTAACCAATATCGAGATATAATTGATAGCGCTCCTGTAAACGCAAAACTTAACGCACTCAACCGCGTTTCTGAACTCTTAGGTCATACAAGAAAAGAAAAAGAAGAGAAGACGCAAAATATTATTATGATATCAGATGGCGATAAGAAGCTTTTGTCAGAAGCAAGGCAAAAATTATCGGACAAAGATATTGGTCGCTTAATGAATGTTGTAAAAAATAAAGGAATACAAGGTGTTATTGACGAGGAAGATACCCGAAGCGACAATCACATTAGAGATTGATGAGTCATATACAGGCATTATTATGTTAGACGGCAAAGAAATGTTTGTAGAACCTAAGGTCTCTGCCTTAATTTTAAGCATGGTTGAGCAAGTAGATTCACTCAGCGAAAGATTATATGTTTACGAAAAATACATAACAGGAACAGCAGATGCCTAAATATTTATCAACAAATCAAATGGTGTTTACAGATGGCTCGTCGCGTCTTACTACAACTTTAGATGGGAGAAAAAAATTAAAGAGGAAAAAACATTTAGCAAAGTGCAAGGGGTTAATGAAGAAATCAAAAAAATGATTTCAGATAGACTAGACTTAGGGCAAGCTAAATACAATCAAGACGTACCTATAAGCGACAATAGAGACTTTACTCAAGAAGCATTAGAAGAATTGCTAGATGCTTGCGTATATTTGTCTGCTCAAATATTAAGGATAAAAAACAAGGCGTAACATTGGAACTTTCTTACACTATAGAAGAACGCGAATCTTTAATGAAGAGAATGTATTTAGATATATTCTTTTTTGCCAAATTTATATTAGGAGACCCAGAGCTTCCTATGCACTATCACATTAGAAGTAAGTCTCCTGATTTTCATAAAAAGATAGTTTCTAAGCTTTTAAATTTAAAGGTAGGCTCAAAGTTGGCAGTTGTAGCGCCTCGTGGACACGCTAAATCTACTTTAATTAATTTAGTCTATCCTTTACATCGAATTTTATTTGATGAAGAAAAGTTTATCCTTTTAATATCTGAATCAGAAAAACAATCTAAATTTTACTTGGAAACTATTGGTAACGAAATAGAGTTTAATGAAAAGCTTCAATATTTTTTTGGAGACAGAAAAGGTAGAAACTGGGGAAAAGAAGAAAAAGAATTTGTTGCAGGCTTTGATGAAAAAGGAACTCCTAATAGTTATTGTAAAGTATTGATTCGTGGTACAGGGCAAAAAGTTCGTGGATTAAAGTATGGAGCT